AAGGACCAACGATGATCTCGGCGTCGATGTAGGCAGCATAGGCTTTCAGGTTGACCCAGAACTCCTCGTGCAGGAGCGCATCGTTCTGCGCGCCCGTGAAGATGAAGTTCTTGCCGCGGGGGTCGCGGTACGGCGCGACGCGCAGGGTCTCGACCATCCAGGTCCGGGGCTTGCCTTCCTTCTCCACGTAGCGGTGGTGCTTGGCAGACCAGCTCCGCAGCATTGGCGTGTCGACGATGACGGCTTCCGGATTGATGACCGGGTATTTCGATCGGGTGATGAGTTCGGTAACCTCGGCCGAGAGCGTCTTCGCCCGGATCAACGGGTCGACTTCTTCGGCGGACAGTTCTTCGCCACCAGAGGTGACGGTAGCCTTGGGTGTCGGCGGAACGTACAGCGACCAGTCGATCGCGTAGTTCTCTTTGCGCTTGCGCTTCAGCGCCTCTTCGGCGCGGACCCAGTTCGGATAATTGATGTTCTCACGGCGCTCCGCCGTCTTCGTCGCGGACGCGATGCCGCCGCGCTGCCCCTGGGGGTGATACCCCTGCTTCAGCAGATCTTCGATGACCTGTTTTCTGCGGGCGCGTTCAGCGGATGGCGTTTGCGGCGGAGCCATGGGGTCCTTCAGGAGCTGTGGATTTCTTCCTGAGGGACTACCATAACTTTTGCTTGAATGCAAATGAGCTTCGGGATAATGCAAACGGTTGGTCGGAAAGTCGGGTTGCAACCTCCGGCCGATCGGGATATTGGAACCGCCCACATTGGGGAGGATTCTTTGGATAAACGGATTTTCGTTCTCGGCGGTGTGCTCGCCGTGCTCGGCATTGCCTATGGGATTTTCACGACGATGAACCCGCCTGATCTTGCGACACGCGCTGAACGGGCTTGCCAAAAGGAATACGGCAACGGGCCCGGCGTCGGCTCCTGCACGGTCGATCTGATCATGCGAGGCTCAAGCGATCGAGAAAAGGTCAACAACGCATATCGTAACATGCGCTAATGCCGGGCTTTCACCGGCTGCCCCTGAGGCCTCAGGGTCTGCGTGTGCGGTTTGGTGTCGGTAGATGGCCGGGGCGTCCCGGCCCGCACAGGGCTTATCAGGTCGATTTCAGATTGAGGAACTTCGTGATGCGGTCGACCACCGCGTCCGGCATGGCCATGACCTGATTCGACAGTCCGTCCATCCGCTCGGTCAGACGGGTCTCGATCGAGCGCACGGTGTCCCAGGAGGCGTACTCCTCGACGACCTTCATCTTGAAGTTGGACAGTTCCTTCTCGACCGCGTGGACCGAGTCGGCGGCATCGCGGCGGACGCTCTCCACCTTCGTCTCCATCCGGTACCAGACGCCGGAGATGAGGCCGGTGGCGGCGATGAGGGGGCCGGCGAGGCTCAGGACAGCGTCCAGAGTAACGTCGGAAAGAGCCATTAGAATTTACCGTCCTGTTCTGCCCGGTCGAGCAGGGCCATGCAGGCCTTGGTGTCGTGAATGTTGGCGTTTGCCGCCACGAGGGCGGCCCGGTAGCGCGCGATCACGATGCGGGCATCCATACCCGCCTTGATCGGGGGAAGCTCCACGGCATTCGCCAGGCGCATGCAGGACTGGATGTCCATCTGCTCCTGGGGCGTCGCGTCACCGAATGTTTTGCAGGCTGCGAGCGTCAGCGGGAGACAGAGCAAAACTGCCGCCCTTCGCAGGCCGGTGAGCCAGCTGCGTTTCATAGTCCTTGACCTTCTTCTGGAGAGCGGCGTTCGCCGTTTCAGCCTGCTTCAGCTTGCCGGCCTGATCGGCTTCGGCGTCCTCGTCCCGGCAGTTGGGGTGGCGGGTCTCTTTGGGACCGTTGCACTCCCAGTACGGGGGCTCCTGCTGAACAGGCTTCGCTTGCGCGTCGGCGAGCTGCTGCTTCAGCTGCTCCACCTGCGCGGTGAACTTTGCGGAGGTCGAGACGACTCCGCGGTGATGGGCGTAGGCGATGATCGCCGCCAGGATGGACAGGGCAACAAGTGCCCTGCCTGCCGTGGTCGCGAAGAATGCCCTGGCCTTTTCGATGGCCTTATCCAAGGTGAACTCCTGTCTGGTGATCTTCGAGGCGACGCTTGATCACGTCGCCGTAGAGCCGCCACATGACGAAGCCGACCACGATCACGCCGACCCACCAGTACGGCGCGAGGCCGGAGGCGAGGTCTTTGACGGAGTCGAGGATGGCCTTGGCGGTCTGCGCGTGGCCGACCATGTCCTGGGCCTGATCGAGGATGCCGGTCTGCTGCGCGCCGCCGAGGGCGCCAGCACCAACCAGAACCTTCGACACCAGGGATCCCTTGTCGGCAGCTTCGACCGTCTGGGAGCCAGCAGCGCGGAGGTCGTCGACTGTCGCGGTCTGGCGCTCCGGCGCGGGCTGGCGGGCCTGCTCGGAGCCGACGCTGTCGAGGTGCCCGGTCGTTTCATCGTTCGGATGGCCCGTGATCTTCAGGCCTTCCTTGCGCTGGAACGCGGACGTGGCGCCCGTGGTCAGATCGCCCCAGTCACCGTCGATCTTGCCGATCGGGTAACCCAGCTCCTTGAGCTTGCTCTGGTAGACCAGCGTGATGGTCTTGCCCGGCTTGGCTTCGAAGCCGTTGACCAGGCGGCGAGCCCAGACAGCGTCTGCGTTGCGCATCCGGACGTCGTAGTTGTTCTGCTTGTAGCCGGCGCCGTTGTAGCCGCGGGCGAACGAAGCGAAGTCCTTGGCTTTCAGGAAACGATCCAGCTTGCTGGTCTTGATCTCCCGGACGAGGGCGTCGATCTGCTCGGCGATGCCCTTCGACAACTCGTCCACCATGGCGGTGGCGTTGTCGTAGTGCAGGCGTTCGGCATTGAAGCCCATGGTCTGGCCAAGGCCCCAGGACGCCGCTCTGTTGGCGACTTCCTCGTCGATCTGCCTCGCTTTTGCGATGACATTCAATCGACCGGCCGAGGTGCCCTGGTCCTTGTACTGGGTATTCCGGCTCCACTTCGGGATGGCGAGGCCCGCCTTGATGGCGTCCTTCAGCTTCAGCGGCTTGTGCGACTGAAGCTCGGAATAAAACTTGTGCCGCTCGAAGAGCAGCGACGGGGTGTGGTTGTCCTGTTCGAACGGCTTCCCCGAAGTCTCGCATTCGACAACGGCGAGCAGCGCGGACGCCGGCCAGCCGTTCTCGTTCGCCGCCGCCACGATGGCGTCGACAATTTCCTTACTGAACATGGTGGGGTCTTTCGTTAGAGGTCGTCCGGGAAGTTCCACTTCTCTGGCAGCACGGTGCCCATGGGTTCTCCCGGGAGAGGTGACAGCAGCAGGTCGTCAGCGCGGTCGCTGACATCGACGCCGTTGCCAGGCGCTCGGCATTCCAGCGTGGTGCGGATACCGGTGCTCTTGATGTACGTGTGGATCGCGCGGTTCACGATGTACGAGCCGTTGATACGGTCCCGCATTCCTTCGACCGCGATGGCCTGAGTGTCGCGGATCCACGGATCGCCCTTCGCAAGATCGAACGTCGCCTCGACCGAGGCTCGGTTGAAGGCCTGCATCTTGGAGTCGGCCGCCGCTTGCGCTTCGCCGGCAGACTTGAACCAATCGCCGATCGGAAACTCGCCGCCTGATCCGCTGCCAAACGCCTGGACGCCAGACTGGACCCATTTGCGGACCTTGTCGTGCTCATCCCACCAGAACGCCTTCACGCCGCTGTAGTCGTTGCGCTGTGAGTAGCGAACCGACCAGTCGCCGAAGTGCTCCGGTTTCAAGACCAGCGTTGGGATGTCCGTTCCGTTGGCGCTCTGCAGCGAGTCCCGCGGAACGAACATCAGCTTTCCGTCCACGACCTTCGCGACGGCGCCGTAGCGGCGCTCCAGCTCGTGGATCAAGTGGTAGTTGCTGGTGATCTGGTTTTTGGTGGTGACTTCCTGATTGGCCAGGTTGCCGGAGATGGCGGTCAGGACGTCGGTGTCCTTGCCCATGCTCTTGAGGATGTCTCCGACCGTCATGTTGATGTATTCGGTCGTGGTCGGCGTCTTGTTGAGATCGGCGAACTTGGTCGACGTGCCGGTCAGCTGGACGCTGCGGGGCTTACCCTTCCAGGTGACGTCGATGAGATTGTAGGTGCCGAGATAGGCGAGACCGATCTCTTTGTAGCCGAGATAAAGCCCGATCTGATCACCAGGATCGACCGCCTGAATTGCCCAGTCACGGTCGTCCAAGGTGATGGTGCAGTTGTCGCCTTCGCCGCCGCCAGCGATCAGCTCAACTTTGATTTGGGTGCATCGGTCGTTGAAGTTGCCCGTGATATCGATGCCGCCCTTCATGATCCGATAAATCGGCGTGTAGCCGGTGGCCATATTCACTCCGCACAAAAGAAAAAGGCCGCCCCGAAGGGCGACCTGTCTGGCGAGACATGCTCGTCAGGAGAGAGTTATTTCCAGAGGAAGACCTGCTTGAGCACCGGAGGTGCGTCGAGCTTCTTCGGAGCGTCTGGAAGGTTGATGGTGATGCCCAACGGCAGCACGATGCCGTAGAGCTCGATGCCTGGGTTCTGCTCGATCACCCACTCCACGATCTGGTTCGACGAGTTGCCGTACCGCGAGTAGCAGATGCGATCGAGCCGATCGAAAAGCTTGGTGACATAGGTGGACATCAGGCCTCACCGAGCTTCGAGTTGTCGACGACCCTGGGCGTCGAGTCTTCAGGGATCACCACGCCGCCCGTGTACAGGTCATCCCCGTACTTCGTCAGCTCAACGGTGAAGTCGATCTTGTGGGCGATGCCGATCGCGCCGATCTTCTGCTCGACGGTGCGCACGCGCTTGAGCGCGTAGTTTCCGACGAACTCGGCCGCGTATCCGGCAGGATTTTGCAGGGGATAGAACCGCACCATCTGCATCGGCTTGCCTCGTTTGCCGGCCGCGCGCAGACGCGCAATCGTGTCGAGACCGCCGAAGTGATAGGGGTACATCTTGCCGTCGATCGAGACGTTCTCTTCGCCAGGTCCGACGAACTGCATCGCGGGATCGCGCGAGAGACGATCGTTCGACACCCAGGTGAACTGGTGGTCGCGTTGGATCGTCTCGAAGTTCGGGGTCTCGTGGTTCGGAAGAGGAACGTAGAAGAGGATCATGTCGCTGCCGTCCTTGGCAGGCGTCTCCCCTTTGTTCAGGACCGGGGCAAGCCCCAGCAGCATGAATGCCATGGGTGCCTCTCAGTTGTTGAAGGAGAGCCCGGCCCCGTAGGGCCGAGCTGTTTCTTAGGTGTATTCGGACTCGCTGTCGTGAGCGCGCCAGTTCATTCCCTCGTCGACGCGGCGCTGGACCAGGTTGGCCAGAGCTTCCGGATCGTGGCTGTTGCCATTGATGTGGATCGCGACAGAGCCGCGACCGCCGCCACCAAAGTCACCCTTCATCGGGACGCCAGACATGGGAGCAGCAGGAACGTTCCTGATCGACTCGGCCGGCGACGGAACCTTGTTGACCGGCGAGTCTCCGCTGCCGGCGATACCGTTCTCCAGGAACTTACGGAAGTTGATCGCCTTCTGACGGCCTGCGCCTGCCCAGTCGGTGAACTCGTTGCCGTCGATCTTTCCGGTCTTCGGGTCGCGGAGCCGGAGCCCCGGGATGCCGGTGCGCGCCGATCCGTTGGGATCGGTCGGCAGACCTTGGTCGGTGTAACCACCAATGACATGGCTTCCCGCGAGAGCACGCTGCGTGTAGGCGTCGTACTTCGCAAAGAGCTTCGGGTCGCGCTTCAGCTGCTCGATCGCAGGTCCAAGTTCGCCTCGACGGATGGGACCGTAGAAGCTCTTCGGATTGATCCTGCCATCAGCCGAGTAGCCGAGCATCGATCGCATCGACTTGCCTTGCATATCCGAGCGGTTCATGAGGCTTTCGATCGTTCCGCCACGGCTCGCACCCTCGGTCATTTGCATGGCCGCGAGATGCAGGCGAAGGTTCGGATCGTTCTGCAGCTCCTCCGCGAATTTACCACGACGAGCCTGAAGGAAGGCGTTGCCGCTGAGACCCTCGCCGACACTCATGTCGGCAGGCCCGCCAGACGGAACGCTGGTCCCAACGTCGGGGCTGCTGTATCCCATGCCGACCTTGCCGCCGCGCCTGATGATGCCGCCAGAACCAACGCCGAAGTTGGGGAGCAGGCCGCCAGGCGTGGCGCCGTTGATCAGAGCATCGGGAGTGCCGACTCCACTGAGGAGTCGACCCATGCCGCCGCCAGCGCTTCCGCCGCCACCGGATGAGCCGGCGCCTGCGTAGGCGTTGCTGAGCCCGCCGCCGCGCCGCATGGCACTGATGTCAGTGCTCATGAGGCTGGCCCGTTCGATCTTTCCGCCGAACTTGTCGAGCTTCTCGCCCAGATAGTTCATCGGGTGAACGTCTGAGGGGTTGAAGCCCGAGCCGGACTGCTTGTGGTACAGCTTGTTCTTGGCTGTGCTCTGGCGAGCGCGCCACTCGCTGGTCGTTTCCATTGTGCCGTCCGGCTTCCTCATCTTGCGAGAGGTGTCAGACGTTCCGACGTCGTTCATGGCCGTGGCTGCGAGAGCCATGGTCGCGGGACCTCCGAGGATCGCAGCCAGGCCTGCCACGAGGGTAACCAAGGTCGAGAAGACCGAGATAACCGGAGACAGTGCCGTGAGCGCAGCCACCAGGGCGACGATCTTGGCGGTGAACTTTCCGAGTGCTTCCGCATCCGAGCCGCCGCCGAAGTACTTCGACAGGGTCGTGAAGATGTCGCCGATCGTGGAGGCAACCTCTCGCAGACCGGCCGCGAAGCCGCGAGCGAACTTGAAGTAGTTGTCGGTGTTTCCTGCGCTGCCCTCACCGGGCTTGCCGAAGATGTTCTCAAGCAGGTCACGGAACGTGCCCTTCTTGCCGAGGAAGCCCTCGGTGAGACCATCCAGGATGGCCTTGAACTTCTCCTTGAGTCCGCCAGTCTTGACAGCGTTGTACCAGTCAGTGACGTACTGGCTGAGCTGCTCCACGAACGGCTTCATCGTGTCGCCGAGTTCGGTCTTGACGACCTTCCACACGGCGCTGATGCGATCCATCAGGAACTCAAGGCTCTTGGCGTATTCGCTCCAAGCCTCGCTGATGAAGTCGTTGCCTTCCTTCTGGTTTGCGGCTTCCTCTGCCAGCTCCTGCGTGCGCTTCAACATGTCAGGCGACGCGATCATGTTCGCCAGGAAGCGCGAGAAGTCCTCGCCGAAGATCTGCGACATCGCCTTCTTGCGGTCGAGCGGCTCCTTGATCTTGCCGAACGACTTGATCAGGTCGAAGATTGCCGTGTTCGGGTTCTTCTTGATCCGCGCTTCGATGTCCTGATACGAGCCATAGCCCAGCTGACCGGGCAGGCCCATGAAGAGGTTGTCTTCCTTGGAGCGGTGATGCTTCTTGGTGATCTTGTCCGCTTCCATCGTCAGCTCGGCCAGATTGGTACCGAGGCTGCCAAGGAATCGGGCTGCCTGCTGACCCTGAGCACCGGCCTGGATGGCCGACGCGCCGAAGGCCAGAGTCGACTGCTGGTTCATACCCAGCATCGCACCAGAACCCATACCGGTGCGGAGGAACGAGAACATCTGATCGGGACGCGCGGCGGTCTTGGCCGAGAGGAAGGCGGCGATGTTGCCGAGCCGGCGGACGCCGGTCATATCCTTCAGTCGCCCTGCACCGTGCTCCTGCGCGATGGCGTAGCCCATGCCGTCCATGGCCTGATCGACCTCGACGCCAAACGTCTTGGCGAGCATGGTGACCATCTCACCAGTGGCTTCGGCCATGCTTTCCGGAACGCCGGCCTTGGCAGCTTCGACGACGGTCTGCATGTAGCGAGCCGGGTCTTGACCCAGCTGAACGGCCTTCGGAAGGATGCGGCTCCGCAAGCCGCCGAAGCCGCCCGCGATCTGCTTCTCGTCCATGTTGATGCGAGCGTTCGCCTCAGCACGGTCCATGTCGGTTGCCGACCGGATCGAGGACGAGACCGCCCGGCCGCCGCCGTACGCGAGGGCGCCGCCCACGAGCGCGGCCTGATAGCCTCCGCTTCGCACCGAGCCGGCAACGTTCTGCAGAGAACGGGTGAAGGCCGCTCGCGACCGCAGCGCTGATGCGCGGGCCTGACGATCCAGCCTCTCCTGCTGCCGGAATCTGGCGAGCGTCAGAGCGCTCTCAGCCTTGTCCCTGGCCGCTACGGAGCGAAGATAGGCCTGATGCTCCCTGTTGTAGATCGAGCGATAGGCCTGCGCGTACTTGACCTTTTCCTTCAGGTCGTCGGCGTACCGCCGCTTGTCTTCGCCGCTGGACTTTCGCCACAGCTTCTGGGTCTTTTCGATGTCACGGCGCATGCCGTCCCAGACACGGGCGTTCATCTGGCCCAGTTCACGGGCCTCTTTCGCCATGTCGGTGTATTTCTTGGTCAGGCCGTTGATGGCCTTACCGGTCCCCTGAAGATCCTTCATGATCTTGGGGGAGATGATCCTGTCCTGGATCGCGTTGGGCGCGAAGGACTTGTTGATCTGGTCCTTGAGCGCCTTAATCTTTGCTTGCAGAGCTGCGATGGTCGCCGAACCGCTGGCGCGAAGCTCCAGCTCGGCTATGACCTTCAAGTGTTCGTCAGACATCCCAGCTCCCTAGAGATCCAAATGAAAAGACCCAGGGCTATCTCCCGCCCTGGGCATTCTTGAGCGCTTCAGCGTCTCGTGTGTTCAGTGCTTGGACGCCGTCAGCGACGAGCATGAAGTCATCGAAGTCCATGCGATCCACGTCTTCGAGCGTCCATCCGAAACGCTCGAAGATCGGGAATGCATCGACGATGATGTTGCTTACTCGCTCGCCATGGGCTTCAAAAAATCTTCGAACCACTTCTTCATGGGCGCGAAGTCTTCGATGTCCATCTCGGAGATCACCTTCTCGTCGACCTCGCACAGGTCGGACAGAACCTTCTCCATCGCGGCGATGGCGTCCTTCTCCATGCCCTTGATGAAGTTGCGGAGGTCGCGCACCTTGGGGCGGCGAGCCTTCATCTCGGAGTACGTCGCGCCGCGGTACTCGAAGGGCTGGGAGAGCGTGAAGATTTCGGTCTTGATTTCGGTCGTCATTGGTTTGCACACCTATTTCGAAAAAAGAAAAAGGCCCCGCCGGGTTGACGGGGCCTCGTAGTTGGGAGCCTGGCTGACCTTAGTAGGTGAAGCCGAGGATCCGGCGAGCGCTGGCGCTCTTATCAACGCCACCGATCATGGTGACCTTGTTGAACACGTCGATTTCGGCAACGGTGTTGCCCTCGACAACGTGCTGGTAGTAGTTGGCGACGACGTTGATCGTCATCTCGACCTTCTTGCCGGCTTCCGCCTTGGAGGTCTTGATCGCCTTCACCAGACAGAACGTGGTGATCATCACGCCCTTCTCGCCGCCGCCCGGGGAGAGCAGGTAGCCACGGAACGTGATCGGCACGTCGAGCGAACCCGGGCCGTAGCCGAGCTTCGTCCAGATCTGCTCGTCCCACGTATGAAGCGTGAAATCGAACTCGATCTTCTCGATGCCGAAGGGGATTTCGACCGTGCCGTCCATGCCGCCACCGCGGAACTCTTCGATGGACATGTTGATCTCGGGCGGCTGGAAGTTCGGCGCTTCGCCGATCTTGCCGACACCGTCGATCCAGACGGTGAAGTCTTGCAGAATGTTGGAGTCGCGAAGGTTGCTCATTTAGTTCTCCGGCCATGCCGAAGCGCGCCCGGTCACGAAGGACCGAGCGGCTTGGTAGGCTCATTGTTGTTGGTGAGGGTGAGCGTCCGGCCTTAGCCGTTGCTCGCGATCGCCCGCGAGAACTCCTCGATGAAGTCCACGTAGTACTGCGGGTTGCGGCGAGCGCGGAACTGCAGGTGCTCCAGGAGCGCCGGGGGTTCGAGGTCGAAGTCGACCGACAGCTCACCCGCGGAGAAGGTCGCCGGGGTGTTGATGTTCGGGTCGATCCAACACTTGCCGCCGATCAGCGCGCCGCGGGAGCGGAGCAGACGGAGGTAGGAGTTGACGTCTCCCTGGATGTCGGCGAGCAGCTGGTAGCTGAACGGCTTGTCCATTCGGCTGCGCTCGGCGCGCTCCAGGCTCTCGTACACCATGTCCGCGGTGCGGCGAACCGAGAGGTGCGCCCAGAGCGGGTCGGTGCCGGTGCCGCGCACACCCCAGAAGCGGAAACCATCATCGTGGATGATGGTCGTCACCTGGGAGGCGTTGAGCATGTTCGCTTCGCAGTCGCGGTCGTTCGGCATGAAGTCGACCGGACGGGCGGGGCCGCCGATGTTCTGGATCAGCTCGTTCGAGAACGAGTACCAGAAGCCCTTCTCCTCATCGACGCGCGCCTGGATGCCCGCCGCGTAGGCGGAGGCCGGCTTGTTCACGTAGACGGAGTTCTCGGTGTCCCAGCTCAGAACGCCGGGGTCGACGATCGAGATGCGCTGGCTGCCGTAGTCGCCGCGGTACTCGACCGCGTCTTCGTACGAGGTGCCGGGGCCGTCGAGGAAGGCGACCGCGCGGAGGCGATCGACGATCGAGGCGAACGACACGCCGACCGGATTGGCGACGTGGCCGAGGGTGACGGTGGCCGCAGCGCCCGTGCCCGCGCCCGTGATGGTCACGGTCGGGACTGCGTCGTAGCCGTAGCCGGGGTCGGTGATGATGAGCGCGCTCACCTTGCCGCCGATGACGGAGGCAACTGCCGTGGCCTGGCGTCCGCCGGTCGCGGGAGCGGAGATCGCGACGTTGGTCGTGGCCTGCACGTAGCCGGTGCCCTGGCTGCCGAGAACGAGGTTCTTGACGCCGTTGGTCGGGCGACCTCCGGTCAGACCGGGGGCGATGAGCAGCTTCGGAACGACGCGGAGCATCGGACGCGCCTTGAGCAGCGACCAGACGCCGGTCTTGCCGGACGGCGAGCCGACCGCAGCCGACCAGCTCTCTTCCTGGCTCTCGCCCTCGGCGACACGAACCACGACGATGACAGCCGACTTCTGGCTGTAGATGGCGTCGACCGCGTCGAGCAGCGTACCGGTGGACTTGAGCTGACCCGCCTTCAGTGCGTCGGCGAAGACCGGCACCGGAGTGTTGAGCGGGAAGAGATCGGGGTCAGCGTCCGGCGCCGTGCCGACGAGGCCGATCACGTTGGACTTGACGGTCTCAACCGGGCCGGACGGGCTGTCCAGTTCGATCGTTTCGAGACCGTGGAGGTATTGAACAGTCATGGGTTCTCCCAAACGAAAAAAGCCGCCCGGGAGGGGCGGCTGAGGGGGTTGGTTGTGGCGATGTTACGGTCGAAGGATCAGCGGATAGTGGGTCCACTTCTCCTGGCCGGGGATATTGGTGACCCCCTGCTCGACGGTGATGGTGCCTGAGACCAGGCGGTAGATGCCATCGCCAGCAACGAGGACGATGTCATACGAATAGGACCCGGGCGGGATCTGGGCGGCGTCCGCTTGCTTCAACCTGAGGCCAAATTTGCCGGCTTGCCGATCGACGACCGCGAGGCGACCGTTATCGGTGGAGCACGTTACAGAGAGGTCGCCGGTCGATTTCTTCTGGAGCTGCATGTACAGCTTCCAGCTTTGGTCGAGGGGGATGGTCTCGCCGTCGTTGATCAGCTGCCAGTCGCGAACCCAATCTTCGTTCGTGGCAGCGTGAAAGTCATCCATGAGCACCTGAGGAGGGCTCGCGGAGAGAATGGTTTGCATGGTCAGAGCCCTGTCAGGAGTGGCCCCTCGTAGCTCTCGACCGCCTTCGACACGATGTCGAACGTCTTCCTCATCCTGATGTCGAGCGTCAGCATGATGGCGTAGCGGTCTTCGGTCTCGGAGCGGTTGAAGACGTTGTGGTAGTGGGCACCGTTGAACGCCCAGGCCTGCGCCTGCGGGTAGTTCTTGCGGTGGATCTCCAGCTTACCGGCCGAGTAGTCCGCCAGCTCATAGACCTGAGTGTCGATGACCTCGTAGCTGAAGTCCAGATTGGTGCGGATAGGGACGTGGACGATCAGCTCGTACCAGTTCGGCCGCCGGCCGCCGGCACCCATGATCATCGAAAGCTCTGATCCGTGGCGGTGCCAGGTCAGACTGCCGCCTGCCTTGACGCACATGAGCCGGGCGCGCTGCCCCTCGCCACCAAGCTCGGTCACGACCTGCTTGATGTACGGGCTGCTGTCGGCGACCGGCGTCCACACGTAGCCTGTGCGGCCTTCGTATGGAACCTCGGTCAGGTCGTCATGGATGGACCCGTTCTGTGCGACAAGCGAAAGCCCCCGCCAGAACTTGGCGATGTGGTCGGCGTTTCGGCTTTTGGAACGGAAGGGCACGAAAAGTGCCGGATCGATGGCATCAAGTTCGACTTGCAAACGTTGCGCATCGTATGCCTTTTCCAACCACAAATGGGGGATTTTGTCAAGGGATCGAGCCAGTTCAGCGAACTTCGACATCGCGATCCTTCTTCAGTTTCGGACGCACAATGTCGCCGCTGAAGCCGACCATCCACCGGCCCGTCAGGACGAACAGTGCCGCCCTGAAGAAGGCCAGGTTGTAGAAGAACTCCGCGTTGCAGCTGTGCGTCCAGTTGTCTCCGCCCTGGTACATGCAGGCGCCCTGGCAAAGCTGCAGCACGGGGCAGCTCTGGCACTCTGGGCGCTTGCTCCAGTGCTTGGAGGTGTTGAGTGCGATATTGTCGAAGTCGTCGACGTGCCCGATCTTGTGGTTGCCGTTGGCGCCCACGTTCTGGCAGGTCATGACGTTGCCCTTCAGGTCGACCGCCAGATACTCCGGCATGTCCATGCCGCACTTCTGGAACAGGTTCTCCGAGGTGTGCTGGTTCACGATCGACTTCACGGCCCGCTGGAGCTTCTGCATCAGCATCGGCGAGCGCAGCGCGCTTCCGTCTGCCAGCTGGCGCGAGAGCGTGTCGCTGAAGGCGGCCAACTGCTCGATCGAGAAGATCGAGGACGGGTCGCTCGCATAGCTGTGGACCACACCCTCGAAGCCGACGTTGCAGCCCGGGAAATAGTCCTGAAACCAGTCGATGACCTCGTTGACGTTGTGGCTCTTGGGCGTCAGCACCGCGTTGAACGAGAAGCGCGGATGAAAGGTCTGCTGCGCGTACTGGATCATCGCGAACTTGGCGGGATCCTCGAACGGGTCCTCGCCGCGGATCGAATGCCCGGGGCCGTCATGGCTCATGGTGACCGAGAAGTCCCAGGCCTTGAGCTGATCGATGATCTCGCGGGTGAAGAGCGAGCCGTTCGTGATGATCGAGAACCGGGCGTTCGGGAACTTCTCCTTCAGCGCCGGCACGAGGATCTCGATCTTCTTCCAGTAGAGCAGCGGCTCGCCGCCCCACAGCTCAACCTTCTGCATCCCTTCCGGGCTGGCGATCCAGTTGTCGATGTTGGCGATGAACTCGCTGGCGTCCCGGGTGCTCGATGCCGCGGCCATCTGCACTTGGAGGGCCTGGAGGCAATAGGAGCACGAATAGTTGCAGCCGAGGCCGAGCTGAATCTTCAGCTTGGTGATCTCCCGGACCTTGCGGCCGGGCTGATCGTAGTCCACGGCGATGAAGGGGCGGGCCTGGCCCGGAGTCGGATCGTAGAACGGGTTGCTGGTGAGGTCGACGGCCTGGAAGCCGTCCTGGCCGAGCAAGCGTGAGGTGTGCTGATCGTAGAACAGAGGCACGACCTCTCCGTCCTTACCCAGCATTTCCAGTCTGATCATTTTCGCTTTCGAGATAGGCTGCCAGCGGCAGCGGGTCCTTGAACCGGTAGATCATCGAGTCGTCTCCCACACAGACCCACGAGACCCTTCGGTATTCGATTGGCGCTCCCTGACCTGCCGGAATGAAGCACATTCGCTCCGGGTGGTAGCTGTTCAGCAGGCAGTTCGGGTGGCTGAACGGATGCCGGTCCTCCCTGCCCGCGTAAACACGGGACCAGAAGCACTCGACTCCCTCAGACCAGAAGTGACCGACGCCCCAGTTCACGACGTCAATGAGCGCGTCAGACCAGACGCATCCGCTCCCGCGCGGAAGGTTGGCGTCCGGGTCTTCTATGAAAGTGGCGACGGTGATGTTGGTGTTGTCGACCCATCGGTAAAAGCCGGCCCATGCGACGAGCTGGTCGCTGTGGTCGAAGTAGCCGAAGTAATGAGCCATCGCCTGGGGGAACAGCTGGTCGATGTGGTCCTTGGCGAAGCGCCTGAAGTCCGATCGCACCGGAGCGCTTGGATCGTTGCACCACGCTCCTACGCCGCTGCTGTGCTTCTCGATGATGGCATGCATCTCGTCCAGATCGGCAGGCGTTAGATGTCGGATCTTCGGCATGGTGCTCCCTTCAGCGCCAGAGCTTGGCGCCCATCACCGGCTCGGTGATCTTGGCCGTATGCGGATTGGTGATCTCCAGCATCGTGGGGCCGACGAAGGTCTGGTGAGCCAGCTCGATCTTGCCCTCTGCGATGTAGAGGAAACTGTTTGGCTCCACCTCGAACGTGTCGCCGGCTTTGCCGCCAACGAATGAGCGCTGCCAGAAGACCGGCTCCTTACTCTTCGGGGTGATGCAGTGATACTCGCTGTCCGGCGCGGTGGCGCGGAGCTTGTAATTGTCGATGCCTCGCACGATCTGCGTGGCGCCGCTTCCAGCTGGACGAGGGTCTGGCGCGTGGTCGCCGCCGAGAGCCTCGAAGCCGCCCTTGGTGTAGACGGGGATGGTGTGGAGCGGCCTGGCGTCGTCCTTGCCTTCCAGCAAGTGGGCGATAGCCGGCGCGTCCGCCGCAGTCATGCCGCGGGTCAGTTCAGACGGGGGACAAACCCTCTCCTCGCCGGCATGCGCCGTGAAGATCGTGATCGTGAAATTCTCGAAGCGGATGCGCCTGAACTGCATCGTCACACCTTGTGGGTTTCCATGGGCAGACCGACCGGATCTTCCATGGGACGATCGATGCGGTGCGTGAATTGTCCTTCCAAGGCGGCGGGGGCCGGTGAGGCCTCCCGCGCCAGAGTGTCGAGGTACCTGGCGTGGAAGGATTGCCAGGGGAACTGCATGACGATTGCGCCACGCTGCTCCTCTTCAGAATGGTTCAGAGGAATGAAGACGCGCTTGACCAAGCTGCCGAGCGTCTCGTGTCGATATTCGACCTGAGCCCAGCCATCCTTGCTCCAGATGTTGATCTTGTAGCTGAAGGTGGTGCTCAGCGGCGTGGTCATTGATCCTCACTTACTGCACGCACACGCGCAGTCGCACGCGCAGGCACAGTTCCATTCGTCGTGGTTCGATTTCCCGTAGAACATGGACATGGGGAAGTTCGAGCCAGGGAATGTCCCTGTGCCCGTTGGTCCGCCATTCAGGAAATAATAGGTTCGGCCGACGTAGCTGCTCATCGCAATGCCGTAGCCGAAGACGGAGTTGACGGTCGAAAAGGCGACCGCTCCTGATCCAGGAACGGCCATCTCTTAGATCCCCAACTTTGCTTCGATCGCCGCGAGGCGCGCTTCGAGTGCATCGCTCCTGTCAGCCAACTCCTTCACAGCCTCGACCAGGAGGCCGGAGAGCTGCTCGTAGTAGATGTTCAGGAGATCGAGGCCCGACTTGCTCTTGCCGAACTTGTCGGTGTCGAACGGCGCGAGACCAACGGCTTCCGGCAGAACCCTCTGCAGATCCTGCGCCAGCAGACCGGCCTTGCGACGCGGTTGCTCGGGAGCTTTCAGTTCCTTGGCCAGATCACTCTGATCCCAGGTGACGCCACGCAACTGCCGGATCTTCTCCAGCGCGTTGGTGATGATCTCGATGTCCTTCTTCAGCCGCACGTCTGAGACGCCGTAGACGATGTCGCCAGCGGCTCGAACCTGGTTTGCGACCGGGGTCGTGGCTGCGCCGTAGCCGTTGCTGTAAAGCAGACCAGCCGCCGTACACTGCATTCGCACAGCCGCGCCATCCGACCAACCGCCCCACTTGAAGGTGTTGTCGGTGTCGAGACCCATGTGCATCGCGTACGCAGTCCGATGGAACGTGATGAACGCCGATCCACTGTCTGTGGCGTAGACGTTCACGAATCCAAAGGTCGCGCGGTTGATGAAGCTGGCGCCGATGTTGCTGGTCCAGGTGTGAGCACCAGTCCAGGTCGGAGCAATCGCAGCATCGATCGCGGGGGCCGCGTCCGATCGCATGTAGGTGACGGCAGAGCCGTTCTGCACCACCATGGTCGACTTGCTGGTCGGGTTCGCGAAGGTGACGCCGAGGTTGATGCGAGCCTGCGCCTTGTCGGTCAGGTCGCTCAGGTTGTTCGAAGCACCCAGCTTTCCAGAGACCGTGGTGGACAGCGCGGTGAACCCGCTTTCGTCCGCCGCCATCTGGGCAGCGAGTTCCTGGAACGTATCCAGACTCGACGGCGCGGTGCCGATCAGAGCTTGGATCTTTCCGTCCACATACGACTTGAGGGCGTAGTTGGTCGGATCCCAGGTGCCGGCGAGCGCAGCCGAAGCCGCGGCAGCAGAAGCCGAGGTAGAGGCGGCATTGCGATCCGCGCCTGTCTGGACTCGGTCGAGACCAGTCTGAACGCGATCGGCAGCGGTGGCCACCTTCGAAGCGTTGACTTGGGTACGAGCCGTGTCGATCTGGCCGAAGTAGGCCATGGCAGCGATGGTGCTCGCCGCACAAGCGCCGATCTGCCAGTCCGTGTGTGGACCGGGGTTGCCGGTGATCGACTTGACCTGCACCATCAGCGTGCCGGTGGCTGCCTCGTACGAGATCAACTGAGCGATTGCAAAATCATCGACCGTCGAGGAGCGCGTCAGCGCCAGGAATGGAGTCGGCGTGAACAACGACTTCTGCGTCTCATCGTCGATGACGAAGGTCGCAGTCATGTCGTTGGTGAGAGTGACCTCGCTGGACGAGCCAGCGAAGAGGAAGCCGAGCGTGGACAACAGCTGGATGCGGTTGTACGCCGGCAGGATGGCGTCGTTCAGACGAGAGAGGCCGACGTCACGCAGGTCGTTGACCGCCTGCTGCCAGGACGGCGTGAACGGTTCGAGGGAACGCAGGCGCTGATCCAGCACCTGCATCGCCGCGTTCAAACGATCTGCCGTGAAGTCTTCATCCTCGCTGAATACAAGCTCAGGAAAGTTGCTTGACATCAGCGATCACCCCCGCAGCCTCCATCGCATCGAAGACGGTCTTGTCGACGATGTGATGGTCCCTGGGCAGGTAATTGAAGTCGAGCCAGGTGAACCTGGCGTTCAGCTTCACGTCGTAATAGACGGGATCGGCCGGCACGGGCGCAGGCTCAACCGCGACCACCTCGGGGGTGGCCGCGTTCGTGTTGTCGGTCATGTTGGTGTTGTCCTTTCCGCCTTAGACGGCGTAGTCCTTTTGCCAGCCGACGTGGAACACACGCTGGTTGGTCGAGGTGTCGAGACGGGTCAGCTTGCGGAACTGCGTGATCGCGGCGCCGAGATTGAAGACGTAGGTCTTCTCGGTCGCGCCATCGTCCGGATCGATCCAGGTCGTCACCGAGGACGGAGCCACCTGAGTCGTGAAGGTCGCACCAGTGAGCAGCTTGCAGCTCGCGGTGTGATAAGCCGGATCGAAGTACTCGTAGCGCTCGATCACTCGGATCGACGTGGAAGCCGCCGGCAGCGTGCGCGTCTTGGAGACGTGCTGCGCATAGACGTCCGGCCGGGACACGTAGACCGAGCTGTCAGCCAAGTTGATGCAAGGCATGCAGTCGACCGAGCCCATGAAGACCGCGCGGAGCGGCAACAGCGGCGGGATCGTGCCGCCCTGGCCCAGCATGTACTTGTCCACGTCGAGGAAGTTGTACCAAGTCGATCCGACCTGGATCTCGTACGTGAGCGAGGTGCCGTCCGGGACGATCGTGCCGGTGAGCAGATCGATCGCCAAGATACCGCCAGCCAGCTGCAGCGGGTTCAACGTGATGACCGCACGGGCCGTGTTGAACTTGCAGCGGTAGAGCCGCATCCACAGATCCTTGAACGCATCGCCCTGAGCGTATGCGCCGTCGAGCACGTAGAAGAACGTACCGGACGTGAACTGCTGACCCGGGACCGTAGCGACCCAGTGGTCGGCTGCCGTGGTCACGACGATCGCGTACCGCTTGCCGGCCTGGAGGAAGGTCGGCTGGAACGAGACCTTGGTCTCGCCCTGGAGAACGAGGTTCTCGCGGAGCACCGTGGTCTGAGCGATACACGCCTTGAGGTTCGGCAGACCGTAATCGGAGACCTCGACGATGGCGAAGTGGGCCGAGCCGGAGGCCGCGAGACGGGTGAACCAGACGCCAACGGCGTCGAGCCACATGTTCTGGCCTTGGAGCCAGGTCTCGGCGATCTGGGTGCCGGTGACCGTGGTCGTGGTCGTTACCTTCTCCCAGTAGGGCTCATCCCACCTGTCGATCCAGATCTGGCGCAGACGGATGAACGCATGGTAGGGCGTGTCCTGCGGGTTCTCGACCTCGTAGGTCTGACCGTCGCGGAAGAAGAGGCCGGCTCCGTTGTACTGGCCGGTCTGCCAGAACAGGCTGTTCGTACAGACGTAGAACTCGTCGCCGTACCGGATGCGGGTCTTCGACATCATCTTCTGGACCATGTCGAACGACTGGACCGAGTAGGCTGCGACCTGCAGCTCACCGTTGATGGTGCCGGACTGGAGCCAGGCTTCCCGCGTGTAGGCGGGGAACATGATCCCGTTCTTGATCGTCGCGTTCGGATCGAGCGGGTTGAAGATCTGGAGGGCCGCGGCGCCTTCGGCGGCGTGCGGCATGCGGATGCCCTCTTCCACCTTCACATGCGACAGCGGGTCATCCAGCTGCGACTTGACGGTGTCGAGGAAGAAGTTCGCGTCCGAGTCGATCGCGTTGTAGACCACGCCGTTCTTGGACTCGAGCACTGCCAGACGGACCAGCGTGCGGCCCATGGTGGCCTGGTCGACGTCGCCCTTCGAGCCCGCGGCCTTCAGAGCCGCGATGTCGGAGGCCAGCGTCTTGATCTGGAGACCGGCGGTCTCCTCGAACTGTTCGAGGTCGTCGATCCGCTGCTCGTGCGCCTGGACGCTCGGCAGCTGGTTGTCGATGTTCATCGTGATCAAGTCGACGCCGGTCGGCGTCAGGACCACGTTGGCGATGACCGTGTAACCGGCGTCCACCAGCGGGGCGGACGGGTCCGGAGCCTCAGCGCCGAGAACGACGTTCAGATTGGCGACGCGGGAATGAACCAGCGGCACGGCCTGCGGCTCGGCCTGGCGGGTCTCAGCGTTGATCAGGAACTGACGCGGGCGGATGTCCGTGTCCGTCTCCTGGCCCCAGGTAACGACCGAGGCGATACGCTTGCCGGCGACGGGCAGCTGCGTGATGAAGTCCTTGCTCCAGGCGGTGTCGGACGAGGAGTAGACCTTGCCGGCAGAGTAGAGACGTCCGGTCTGAACCTGGATCTGCGTCACCGCGACCTTCGTGACGCCGAAGCCGACGTACTTGGTGAGGTTGCTGATGCCGTCGAGCACGACGTGGTCAAGCGAAGCTTCGGCGAAATCCTGCAACCGCGTGAAGTCGGTCGGATCATCGTCGATGTTCGCATGGAAGATGATTTTGTTTTCCACTGGTGTTCCCAAAATGAAAAAGCCGCCCCGGTGAGGAGCGGCTTGTGGTTGATCCTTAGATCGCTATGCGACCTTCTTGATTTCGCCGAGCTTGAACGTTCCGAGTCGACGCCTGTCCTTGAGACGCACGACCCGGTGGTTGACCGTGTCGACGAGAACAGTGTCGCGCAGAGGCTTGGCAGCGACGATCGCCCCGCAGGCGTCGTCGAGCTTCTTCATGTCGGTCAGGACGCGGAAGCCATTGCGGAAGCGGCCACCAAAGCCTTGAGCCGGGGACCGTTTCAGCGGGATGCTGACTTTCGCTTCAGCCGTGAAGGGCTGAATGCCGTACCGCATATGACCGCGATAAGACTTGACGGCCAAACCTGCGGGCAGGTCAGCCTTGTTGTGCAGTGCCACTCGATCGTAGATCCAGCGGGCCGCATCCGTCTCGCAGCGGAAATTCTTACCTCGGAACGAGGCGTTGTAGTCGTGGAAGTGCTGATCCGCGTAGGCGGTATGCACTTCGGCGATCTGCGTCGGTCGAACATCCTGGGGTGTGAGCCCCGGCGTAACGGACGTCAGCTGGGATGAGGCTTGGCTGAGCCGCACCGTCACGATGTTGTTGGCAGCGTCAGTCGGCTGATAGAACTTCTCGCCGCGAAAGCCCGTGCTGTGATAGTCGCGCGCTGAAGTGTTGGCGAACGAGACGCGCTCTATGATCTGGCCGCCAAGCTCAGTCATCGCTTCGAGCTTAACGAAGGTCTCAGCCCCATTATTGACGATCGACGCCTTGCGGCCATAGAGGTTCGGGCCGTTGCTGGGCTCACGGAAGTTGATGTTCCGGAAGTAGACGTCCTTCGTCCGAAACTCACGCTCGCCGGCAGGATCGCGAATGATGTACGGGTACAGCCGGATCTGCGGCAGATGCAGCAGCCACGACATGAACTCGTCGTTGGTCATCGCAGGGATGCGATAGCCGCGCGCAGGTGGCACGATCAGGTTTTCGAGATTACAGTCGACCAGATCAAGGTAGGTGGCCATGCCGGCCTTCGTACCCTTGATGCGGTGGTGTGCGACGGCGTCGGCGACGACCTTGCGCTTCTTGGCTTCAGGCCATTCCGTGTCCCACAAGTCCACCGAGAACGACCAAGCCAGATACGGCAGGTCGTCGATGTGACATCGATAAGGATCCCAGAGTCGCCGCAGTCGATCGGTGTCCAGAGACAGGAGCCGATCGACCTGAGAGGCGAGAGTGCGCTCGTAGACCGTAGCGTTCGGCGCCAGGATTTGGTCCATCAGGCGCTGAGCCATTTGGTTATTCCTCGCGTACGTTGGACACGTTCACGCTGGCGGAATTGATCCAGACGACGCCGCTGTTCCCGACGTTGATATCCTGAAACTCCGTGTCGACGTTCTGCACACCCTCCTGATTGAGGGCGGCGAGCACCGCGGATCGCTTCAGGTCGCGGCCGATCTGAGAGACGCGGGCGCGCAGCGCGGTCAGCGCCTTGTTGACGTCGGCGATGACAAGCGATGCGTCAGGGCCAGGGTAGAGCGTGAGGTTGGCGGTGATGTCCGCCGGGATCTTGGTCACCGGCAGCACGGAAATGTCGTCGGTCAGAGGCTTGATGCCGTCTGACATCAGGCGGTCATAGACCGCATCGACCAGAGGTCCAGTCGGAACCGGATCGGCCCCGTCCGCCATGATGGTGACGGTGACCCTGCCCGTGCCGCGCTCGGCGACTGCTGTGGCGTCCCTAACACTCAGTGAGGTGCTCAGCGCATGGAAGATGTAGGCGCCTGGGCTGCCGGCCGTGGAGAAAGACTCCATCGAAAGCTGGATGCGCCTCCGCAAGCGGGGGTCCAGCTCGCCGTCCATGCGCGCCACGTTGAAGCGGGCGCCGATAACTTCTAGGTCAGAACCGGTGGCGAAGGGCAGCATGGAGGCTCGCGCCGCGGCGTTGATGCGCTCGCGGACGATCATCTCGCCGTAGGCTTCAGCCTCCAGGACGATGTTCGTGGGTGACTGCTCAAGCGCTACCGCACGAGCGAGATCGCCGTTCTTCGCAACCACCTGGTCCTGGTAGACCTTGAGGAGGACTTCGTAGTCGATCTCCTCGATGACCTTCGGCGGCGGCAGTCGCGCAAAGTCGATGTACAGCGCGGGTGACTCAAAACTCGGCATCGGGCCCTCGCCTTAAACGGTGGTTTTTGTGCGCTTGAGGCTCGCGTCGATCAGGTCGACACCCTCAATGGTGATGGTGATTTCGCCGGAAGAGTCGAACGCATCGATCGACACGCGGGTGACCTTGAACTCGGGCTCATAGGTGTTGATGGCGGAGATCGCTGCCATCATGCCGCTCATGATCGTTTCTTCGTTGCCCGGTTTGTCCTGCATGTTGATGAAGTTCGAACCCCACCAGAGGCGCATCAGGCGAACGCCAATGCGCGTGGTGAGGATCGTTTCGATGCTCTGCTTGATGCGCGGCCAGCCCTGAACGTAGTCGCCCGTCTTACGGTCGATGTCGATCAGATGCTCAGTTGCCAGCGCCATTCGCAGTTGCCTCCGGCTGCTCGGTCACGACCGCGCCCGCGGCGTCGGCCTTCTTGGCAGCCTTCTTCGTGACGGGAGCGGCTTCGGCCGGCTTGTCTTCGACCTTGCTCAGCGCGTGGCCCCAATACTTGGCCTGCGCCTCGGTGAGGGTGACAACCGAGCCGGCATCCTGCTTGAGACCGCCGAGCCAGATCGCTTTTTCGACGTTGTACTTGGGCATTTTCTTCTTGTTCCTTGTTAAGCGATGTTGGCCCAGACTCGGTTCGAGGGACCGGCCTCGGTCATGACGCGCATTTGCGCCATCTCCTTGGGACCGGAAACGCCGAGGTTGACGCGGCCTTGATTGATGTAGACCCAGCGACCATCGACGCCGACAGAGCACTCAGCGGCGCCCTTCACTTCGACGTAGTCTTCCTGGATCGTGACGCGCGAAGCGTCCTCGCCCTGCGACACCACGATCTCGTGGTCTGTCATGAAGATCTTGGAAGCATCCTCGCCGCCCTGGGTGATCGTGATGTCCTCGTCGGTCATCACCATCTTAGCGTTCTCGTCCTCACCAAACTGGACCGTCAGGTCTTCCTCGGTCAGGGTGATCACCGCCTTCTTGTCCTTGAACTGGACCTTGAGCTTGCCGTCCTCCATGAGGATGTCGGCCTTCTCGTCCTGTTCGCCGAAGCGGATGTGGACCTTCTCTTCGTCCTGCCGGTAGAACGACTTCTTGTCGCCGACCGTCTTGACGATCTTTTCCTTGTCCGCCAGCACCTGCGTGGTGTCGGAGTGACCGTCCTCCTGGATCTCGGGGATCTTGCGGGAGGACTGTTGCTTCTGGCCTGCGCCCTGCCCGTCCGAGCCAGCGTCGCCGCCGGGCGCCTGAAGACTGCCGCCGCCGAGGACCGTTTGCACGGTCTGCATGATGTTGCCGACCGAGGTCAGGTGCGTCATGTTCTGCAACTGCGCGATCTGTCCGAGGTTGGCGAAGTTCTGCAGGTTGCTGATGTTGATCATGCTGCTGATCTGGCTGAAGTCCGCCATATTGGCGAGGTTCAGGTTGCCCAGATTGCCGATGTTGCCGAGGCCGCCCATCGCGCTGGTGAAGTTCGACATGTCCAGCCCGTTGAGGCCGGCCATTCCAGCGAGGCCGCCGAGATCACCCATGGCGTCCATGTTGGCGCCCTTCTTCTGGATGATCAGGTGGTGCAGATCCTTCGTGATCCGCTGCCAGGTGTTGTACTTTCCGCCTCCGCCGCCCTCGCCGCCACCTTCAGACATGGCAGACATCGAGCCGCCGCCGGCCTGGCCACCTTGGCCGCCCTGCTGCTGCTCGTTCTCGTCGTCCTCGATCAGGTGGACGATCTCGTCCGGCTTGTCGTGAGGCGACGGGTTCTCGGGGCCGTAGTGGTACGGCTCTGCGGTCGCCAGCTCCATCATGCCGTTCACGCCGCGGAGCAGCGCGTACTGGCCTTTCTTCGGAGGGACGGACGACTTGATCGTGCCGTGGGAGAAGCTCTTCCACGGCTGCCAGTCGCTCTTGACGGTGTCGCCGCGCTTGCCGCCCGATCCGCTCGGGCTTTCGTCCTGCCCATCGTTGAGCTTGACGTACCAGCGATTCTTCTCGAACTTGACGTCGACGATTTTGCCGAGCCGCTCCTTGCCTTGGATCTTGCGTTCAAGATCCTGCAGTCGCCGCTCCATGGCGTGTACAGCGCGCATGGCGGGTTAGTCCTCTGGGGTGATGTCCAGCGTTTCTTCTGCGTGGGCGCCGCTTGCCAGGGTGACCTGGCCGAGCGCCGTGACGCGGCTGCGAGGCACCTGTGTGACCTGCTGGCCGTTGAGATAGACGTACTCGCGCTCGCGTGACCGGTTTCGTCCGATCATCAAGTCGCTCTGCCATTCAACGATGCCGACAGTGATGCCTTCTCGACGCAGCTCAGGCTGGCTGATGCGCTTGAAGTCGATCTTCGTGGCGGGTGCGGCGTTTGGGTCGCCGAAAGTGTTCAGGTTCGCCAGGATGGCGACCTGTTCGACCAGGTTCCACGCATCTTCGTCTCCGTCCAGAAGGACGTGGCGGTTCTCGTCGATGATGACGACGACCACCTTGAGACAGGCGTTCAACTCACCGGTCGTGTGATGTTCTGCTGGGACCTTCATGACAGCGACGCGAGCTGCGGGAGTCTTCAGCGTCCAGTCAGCAACGTCCTTCTCATCGAAGAGACCATCGTACCAGTCGACGTCCACATTGGGAGCCGCGGCCTTGATGGTCTCGATGATCTTGTTGCGGAAATTTACGATCGCACTCATCAGGTTCTCTTCAGGTGATCGCGGATCATCTTGCTGATCCGGGCCACGTTCTCCTTCGAGAAGCCCATGAACGGACGAGCCGGAGAGTGCGGCTGGGTTTTCTTCTTGTACTTGCCCTTGCTGCGGCGAACGCCCTTCTGGACCCAGTTCGAATAGTTCTGGCCGTCCTCATTCGTCGCGGTCGACTGAATGGTGAAGCCGGCGCGGTTGACTTGTCCGACCTGGATGCCATTGACCAGCTTGCCGGTGGCATAGAGTGGCCAGTCGTTGCCCTTCAGCTTGACCGTGAGATCGGCCAGGCGAGCCCAAGGCGTTCCGTCCGGACCTTTGTGCGTCTGGTTGATGCGGTTCTGCGTCGAGCGCACCATGTACTCGGCTGCCTGATCCCAGACCGGCCGCAGATTGTCGGCGTCGTGCAGCAGCTCGGCGATGCGTTTGTTCAGCTCGGCGAGACCTTTGACGGTCATCCGAGACTTGAGTTCGGCGGGCATCAGGCCCTCCCGCAGTCGAACGACCCTCCGGAACGCTTGACGTTCGGGTTGGTCGTCACCGGGTCTCCGTTCTCGTCGGTGCCGGTCGTGGGCGGTAAGCCAAGGCCCACCTTGCCGGTCGAGATCTTCTCCAGCAGGGCAAGAGCGTCTTCGTACCGGACGCGCATTTCATCCGTTCGCCCGCCGCGGCCGAGCGCGATCTTGTAGACCGCGATGTCGATCGCGCAGTTCTTCACCACGCCGGGCGTGGGGACCACCGGGATGGTGTACTGGGCAGACAGGTAGGCGTCGCAAATCTCGTCGGCAGCCTGGAGCCCCTTGTCAACAACGAGGGGGTCCGGCGTGCCGTCACGGTCGTAGTCAGCGATCTTGACGAGGAGGTCGGTGCCGTAAAGCTCGTCGATGTCTTCCTTCGTCGCGTATCCCATGACTACTCCTGCCGCTTACTTGGCGGACTTCTTCTTGGCCTTGCCGGCCTTCTTCTTCGGGGCGGTCTCGCCTTCCGTGGGAGCGGCGTCAGCCTCGCCCTCGGCGGCATCCTCGCCGGCATCTTCGTCGCCAGCGTCCTCGGCGTCTTCGTCACCAGCCTCGTCGGCAGGCGCGTCGCCGTTCTCACCGGCTTCGTCGGCGGGCGTCTCCGGCGCGGGGGCGTCGGTCGTCGCGGGCTGGGTCTCCTCGGTCACTTCGACCTCGGCAGGCTCCACCGCTTCCGGCGCAACGGCCGGCTCGGCATTGCCGTGCAGATTGGCGAAGCGAACGGCGCGGACCTCGTCGGTCTGAAGCTTTTTGATGCGACGCTTGTAGTTCGCAGTCGCTTCCTTGGCGCGGAAGCCTTTCGATCCAAACATGAATTTCTCCAGAGTCACAAAAAACCCTCCCCAGCTTCGAGAGCCAGGGAGGGTCCTGTGTTTCAGCTCACCGTCTGAGGGTCAGACGATTAGGCCGCCAGCATGTGCTTGAAGGCGACGATGCGGACGATCTTGGGATCGTACACGCGCTGCCAGTTCGTCGCGGTGGCCAGCTCGCTGTTGGCCGGCGTGACGCCAGCCTGCGTTCCGCCCAGCCACTTCACGCCGCGCGGATGCATGACCCACTGCCGGCGGTTGACGATGTACTCCTGGCCCATGCCCTTCAGAGCCTGGCGCTCGACCTCCACCGGGACCTTCGGGGAGCGTTCGCCGTAGCCGATCGCGCCGGGGCCGAAGATGTAGGTGGTGAAGATGCGGGTCGCGCCCGCGCCGCTCACCGGCATGCCGTCGTCGACGATCACGGACTTGCCGAGATAGGTCGGGATGGTCAGCTTGCCCTGGCTGTCGGGGATGTAGTCGATCAGGTCGGCCTTCACCATCGCCTTCAGGGTCAGCGAGTGGACGGCGACACCGGTCAGACCACCCTGCTCGTCGCCGAGCAAGAAGGCCGAGTCGATGAACGAGTCGGCGTCGAAGTACTGAGCACCACCGGTCAGCGCGGAGATGTCGTTGACGTTCGCCGCCATGCTGGCCGCGCCCATCGCGCCCGCGAGGGCCGAGAGCAGAGCGGTCTGCATGCGCTTGTTCCACCAGTCGGCGAAACGGTTGGCGATGGCGTCGATCGGGTCAGCACCCGACAGGTCGGCGGCGAGGTCGGTCGAACCGAACGCCTTACCGCGCAGAAGCTTCACGGCCACGTCCTGGCCGGTGGAGATCTTGCTGACGGTCAGGTCGGAGTTGTCGTCGAGCACCTGCTCGGCGTCCGAGGCGTCGAGGTCGTTGAAGAACGGCATGTTGACCGTCTTGCCTTCGATCTCGGCGTCGATGACGCTGGACAGGTCCGTGATGATGCCCGACTGAAACAGCTCGGACTTCTGCGTCGAGAGAACCTGGACGTACTTGTTGAACTTGGTCGGGACGATCATGTCCGCGAGTGCGGTTGCAGTCATATCTCACTCTTGAGTTTTGACTGGCCTTTGCCCCTCTTCGGGTGCAGCTTTTTGCATTCAAGCAAACGCCGGGGCGCGAACGTCCCGGCGGTGCAATTGAATGAGCGTGTTGGAGGTTAGTCCGTGACGCCGGCTGCAGCCTTGAGCTGCTTGGCCAGTTCGGGTTTGGTATTTTCCAGCACCATCTGCTGGGTGAGGTTGCGCGTCTCAGCGGCCCAGGGGTTCACGACCCCGCCGGCCGGCTGTACGCCAGTGCTTCCGGGCTGAGTGCCCAGTCCGCGCTTCTCGTCAGGCTTGAAGAGAGCGGCGCGGCTTTCGCGGATCTCAGCGACGAGATCAGCGACGGTGACCGGAGTGCCATTCACGTCCTTGATGCGGGGGTTGCCGTTGGTGTCGAGCACCTCGACGACGACCTTGCCGTCCTTCATGGACGTCTTGACGAACTTGGACACCAGGAGTTCGACGGCATCCCGCGCGTCGTCCAGTGGGTTGGCTTTTGCGACTTCGGCCTGGATCGCGTTGTCACGCATCAAGGTCTGAAGCTGCCCCGTCAGGCTGGCGTTCGTGTCCTCCAGGCCCTTGACCTTCAGGTTGAACTCGGTCTCCTTGGTCGCGTACTGCGCGGAGATCTGTCCCTTGAAGGTTTCGAGCTTGGTGTTCGCGATCGTCTCAGCCTCTTTCTGGGGATCGAGTGCTTGCAATCGTGTCGCCGTTTCGACCGCCGTCTTGGCGGCTTCCGGCGTGATGTCACCGAAGGCGGTGATGCGTTCGATCGCGGTCTTCGCCGCGGTCACATCGAGGCCTTCGTAGGGCTGCAGCTGCGCCTTCAGGATCGAAACGTTGTTGCGTTCCGCGCCGAGAGCGTTCTTCAGGCCCTGCACGTTGTCGAGTTCGAAACCTTCGGTCGGCGTCACGTTCAGGAAGAACTTCCCGTCCTTCGAAACGTAGTAGCCACGCAGGCTCTCATCGAGCTGGTTGAGATCAGTAACGACTGCTTTGAGCATATCCATCCCGGAAATGCGGGGCATCCCGCCCCTCGTGATAAGAGGCCCGCCAAGCATCCCGCTCGAAGGGCCGGTGATATCCCCGAGGGTCTCGGGGAATCGAAGTTGCCAGCAGCGATCGGTCGAGGTCCGTCCCGGATGCTCGGTTGATCGGTGCTGGCGAATTTCAGTGGAGCCCGAACTCTCGGGCGAGAAGCCCGTAGGCTTCCAGGCGCCGCTGCCTGTTGAAGAGCGGCGCCGTGACGATGATCCTTGGATCCCCCAAGGACTGAGCCAGTTCTTCGATGCGACACTTCACATCGGCTGGCGTGCCGCGCATGAAGTTGCAGCGGCTGTTGAAGTAAAACATGTGGCTCGGCTGCGTCAGCAGATCTGCCTTCGCCTGCGTCTCAGCGCAAACCGCCGGCACCATCACCATGAGGTGCGGCTGCGCGCTGGCCTCTCGGTAGGCCTCGATCGCCGGCAGGCTTTCAGGCCCGAAGTAAGCTGTGATCAGACCGAGTCCCATCTGACCGGCTAAGCGACAGCGGTCGATGCCGGTGGTCACCTGATAGAGCGGCGGCGAAGGAAAGTTCGGCGAGCCGGCCTTGTAGATGTCCACCATCTCCGCGACCGCATCCCGCGAATTGTGAGCGACGTGGTGCTTGTCGATGCCGGCGATCGTGTCAGCCCAAGTGAAGGCGACGTCGATGCGACCGGGGAACAGGGCCGATAGATAGAGCGTGCGCTGGAAGACCGAGAACGGGTCCATGGCGCGAAGGTTGAAACCGGCGATACCGAAACGGAGCTGCGGGACCTGCGCAGCGAAGGCTGCGACAAATAGGTCCGGCGCGGCCATGAGCGAAGGCTCCCACGCCACGCTGTGCGGAAAGAAGACTTGCGAGTAGCCGAGCTGCGCGATCTGGTGGAGGTACCCGGGGTACTCCTTCAAGAACCGAGCGTAGTCCGATTGGCGAGGGACGACCGGCTCGAAGGTGGCGAGCTGCATGTCATGACCCCGGCTGAAATGTTCGGCGGCGGCGCGGGCGTGCGGCGCGCTCTTGGGTATCCCTGCTCGTCTTGTGCGGGATGCGAGCTAGGACCGCCGATCTCGCGCTCTACTGGTGGTACCCAGGAGCGCGAACCCACGACGCAAAAAGCCCGCCAGGAGGTTTGATCCTGACGGGCTAAGTTGAGTGAGGATAGGAAGTAGCGGCGCCTCAGGCGGCCTGCTGAAGATCCTGAACGGGCTCGAAGTCCCGTTCAAACGTCTCGGGCTTCTCGAATCCGATCGAGTTGTCCGGGTAGAAGACCACGATGTCGCCCGCGACGCAGGACTGCGCACCGAACGGCGTGCCCATGGTGAGGCCGCCAAGGCTGTTCATCTCCAGCTCTCCGGCTTGGATCCGGGCCACCAGCCATTGCGGCGGCGTCTCGTCAGCGGTGCGGCCCCAGAGAGGCAGGCGGAAGGCTTGGACGAGGGATTTGCTGAGGAAGAGCTGCACGGTCACTCCATTTGCATTCAAGCAAATCTATACGCATGATATGGGGGTTCTGTCAACCCCTCCCCCTAGAAAAATGCAAATCAGTGGCGGAAGAAGAGCAGCCAGATGAAACCGAGGGCAAACAGCCCCGGAACCATGCGACCGAGCAGGAATGCGAGGCCAATATTCCGGGTCATCCGGACGTCATCAGCGATCTGCCGCACGCTCTCGGCGGCGGTCGGCGGCGCCAAGACCTCGGGGTGAGGCAAGGCGCCGAACCTTATGGAGGGCTCCGCGTCAGGACTTGACGAGTACGGGGCCGGAAGGCCTTTTGCCGCGGCCTCCAGGTTCAGGATTTCCTGCCACTTCTCCAATTTTGCCATCTTTGATCTTCTTTTTGCCCTTAACCGTGAACTTGGGCTCAAAGCAGATCGGACAGCAATAGTACTCGTCGCCGACCAGCTTATCGAACAGGACCACGGACCTCGGAATCATCCGCACCAGCTCGCGCACCAGCGTGCCCTGCTGCAGTGAGCAGGGCTCGCAATGGTACGGTTCCGCTTTCAATTCGAGGATGATCTCAGCCATCCGATCCTGCTACCAGTTGCGTTTGCACCGGTCAATCAGATTTGCTTTTTGGGCCGATCCTGACCGTTGGGGAAGTCAAACGTCTTCGGGGTGGTCCCGGTTCCGTTTGCAGGATCGTTGCTGTTCGCGGCAGCCGGGTCGGCGGGTTTCGCCGGGTCGGCGGCCGGCGCCGTTGCGCTGGCATTCGGATCTGCGCTGCCGAGGGCGGCGTCGATCGCAGCGAGCGCGGCCAGCTCGTTCTGCATGTTGAAGTCGTCACCCAGCAGGTTCCGCTTGTAGACTTCGCGCAAGAGGGTCTCTCGCGAGATGCCACGCTTCTCGTACATGGCGACGAGCTGCTTGACCTCCTCGATCCGGTCCTTGGTGTTCGAGAACTCCGTGTTCAGGATCACCTGGACCTGGCTGTAGTCCTTGCCGGTCCACTGGCCCATGAACTTGATGGCCTTTTCGATCGCGTCTTGGCAGTTGATCGCCATGTCGTGGACGACCGAGTGGACCCGGGTCTCCTGGATGTCGCGCTCGTTCTGCGGGACGTACTGACGATGCGTGCCCGTGACCGGGTTCAGCGCCATCATGTCCATCTGCATTTCGAGTTTGTCGAGATCCTTGGCGCCGGACTCGATCGCCGTGCCGCGGGGCTCGACGTAGTACCAGCGGCCATTGGCCTCCGGCGCGTAGAGCACCTTGTACGGGCCGATCGCGAACTGCTTCTCGTCTTCCGGGTCGATCTGGACGCCGGAGCAGGCCAACATCGGGAAGCGGGCCGCCGACAGGATCGACCGCTGGTCCGAGCTGGAGATCCAGTGCTCGATCTGCTTGTAGGCGAGATCGATGAAGATCGGCCGGGCGAGATAGTCGGATTCCTTTTCGCCGGCATACATGGTCACGAAGGGGACCTCGGCCATGTTCTGGATCGGGGTCTCTTCGATGAAGTCCCAGTTCGAGCCGCCGGACGTCGCCTTCTGCTCCCAGAGCTGGACGATGCCGGAGGTCTTGCCGGGGTCGATCTCGATGACCCGCATTTGATTGTAGAGCACCTCCTTGAAGCCGTCGCGCTCAGCGCGCTGGCCACGGA